CGAATCAGCATATAGATGATAAGAGATTTACCCGAACCAGTTGGAGAAACTAGGATAGCCTTACCATTATCAGTAGCAAATTCAAATGCTCTCTTCTGATAGTCTCTAGGCTTAATAGGATTACCTCCACCACAGAGTGACAATCCATCAACAAACTCTTCATCATAAGAGAATCTATTCTGTATGTCTGGCGCAAGATTTACTTGATAACTCCTATCCTTCGCAAACTGAAGCACCTCATTCAATAAACCTGATGGAATGGTACTGTTCATACGATTATAGAGTCTTAATTTGCCATCCCATTGCTTGTTTCGGAATGAGGGCATCCACTTGTAACCTTCTGCATAGAATGTAAAGAACTCCGAGATTTCTTGAAGAATACCAGAATCATCACTTGTTATATACAAGGTTGCTTCATTCTTCTTTTCTATAATAATAGTATCCATAATATTTCTAATCTTTCCTGCGGAATCTTCGATATCACCTTGACATAACTTGACATTCTATTATAATTGATATAATCAAATCAAAGCAGAACAGGAATGACTATGCTCAAATTAACAAGAATACTTAATCATCAATAGATTAATGTAAAGATTCTTTAATCGGCTCTAGAAGGTATGTTGAATTACATTCCAGATGTGAACTTACGGAAATCAATTATATTCTTGATGTGTGAATGTCTCCATCGAATGTTACTCATAATCTCTTCAAGGGAATCAGTAATGGCTTTCTGATATTCAATACCAGATCTTACTTTAACGATATCTACATCAGTGCTATAGTACATTTCCATCTCTGATTTAAGAGGTTTACTCATACCTTGAAATGGATCATATGACCATCCTCTTTTATCCATCTCTCCTTGTGTCATCTTTCCTGTGTAGTAAAGCCACTTATCCTTTCGAACTTGCTCCAGATCCATCTCTTTCTTCCTCAACTGCAACTTAGACAGTGTGAAGATTTCAAGATACTTAGCGTGTAGTTTAGATGTCTGAATAGTTACATCATCTAAAGCATGCTCATCAATCACCGAATCTTTCTTCCAAGATTCTAAAATATCATTTAAACTCATCATATGGTATTATTTATACGAATTTAAACTCATCATATCTAAACGAGATGTCAGCCTGAAGATATTCAATATCACTACTTTGGGTATTAAATTCAAGAGAGCCCATGCTTACTGGAAAGATGTTTTTAAATTGAACAGATCTATTAGGATTGTTATGACTGGTCATGATAATTAAAGTTGCATCAAATGATGTTAGTTTTTTATCTCTACTTTCAATCATCCATTCAAACATCTCAGTATAAACTTTCATATCTTCATCAATGGCAACTCTCAAAGATAATTCGTCCATTGTCATATCGCCTTGAACATATCCTTTATGTTGTTGTCTATTAAGATCAACTACACCAGTGTTAAAAGATGGAAGCGTCACACTTGTGGCAAAGTATTCCAAATTAGCGAATCGATCATGATTCACAACCAACTTAAATCCTGTTGGTGAAAGAAAATTATAATTGCTGGTTAAGTTACTCATATGTGTATTTATAAACAAAAGAAGGGGTCTCTTTCGAGACCCCTTCAAATTATAAAATTAATTAATTAAAATTAACTGCCAACATTGATGTTGAGAACTTCGAATCTACGGAAGTATGGATTCTGGTTAGCTGAACCAACGCCGCCACTAGTAGCAGATTCTACGAATGGGTTCTTGACCATGCCGTAGCGAGTCTTGAAACCAATCTTAGGTTGGAAAGTTGATTCATCAACTGCACGAACCATAGTGAGTGGTACGTATGGGCAGTAGAAGAGACCAGCATCATATGGATTAGTTCCACGGAAACCAACTGTTACATAATCAGGACCTGCATAAGGATCAACATATACCTTCATGCGACCATTAAGAACACCTGCGAAGGTGTTACCAGTTGCGTCAACTTGAAGATTAGAAGCAAGAGCAGGTGTGTAGTCAAGTTGACCAGCAGCTGCTAGAGCAGAAGCAACATTGCTTGAGCAGATGATGAAGTTACCTTTACCACGGCGTGTTTGAGTTGCAATCTTATTAGCTTCGACTTCGATTTGGAAGATCAAGCTCTTGAACTTCTCAACAGCCCAACGACCATCAGCATCAGATGCAAGGTCGAATACGCCAGGAGTGAATGGAGAGGAAGAATCTGGAGTGAAACCAGGCTTAGCCTTGTCATTGATTGTGTCAATGACTTCACGATTGATTTCCGCAAGGATTTCAGTCGAAAGGATATTAGCCAATTCAGCTTCAGCATCAAGACCATGAACTGCCTTAAGATCTTGAGCAAGTTCCATTGTGTATTCAGCCTTAAGACCACGAGTCTGAGCTTCAACAACAGCTTTCTCGATGGTGAAACCCATGTCGCCGAAAGCAGCACCATTAGTTCCGCCAAGAGCTTCACCAGCAGTTGTGGAAACAGGAGCAGCGAAAGCAGTATCAGGTACATCGATACCAAGTGCTTCAACATCAGTAGTATCGATGTTAGTATTCGAAGGTGAATCGCCAGCACCGTTGTAACGTGACTTCATCGCGAAGATGAGACCAGTTGGACCGGACATTGGCTGAACACCTGCTACATCATAAGCGATGAGATTAGGCATTGCACGACGTACAAGAGAGATAAGAACTGGATCGAACTTACTTACAGCCGATGTAGTTACGTTATTCTCGTTAAGAAAACCAGATTGTACTCTCTCTTCTTGAAGAGCGATCTCTGTATTTTCTAGAAGCTTGGCTGTAACAGCCTTGCGGTGTGAATCTTGGAAAGCAGGTGCATCCTTGTGCTCAAGCACTGGTGCCCACTTTTTCATTTCGTTTTCTGTATTAAACATTTTTGAATTTCTCCTATGTTATTGTTTGTGATATGGTTTATTTTGCGAGGGCTTCAACATATTGTCTCATAGAAGCAGGAAGCTTCGTGAGAGGATTTGTTGTACCTTCAATTACGATTTCTGTTTCGTCTTCGGTTTCTTCAACCAAAGATTCTTCTTGAGATGTTTCTTCTTTGATTTCAAAGATTGAACTTTTGACTGTCTGAGCTTTATTGAAGAAGACTTCTTTATTAGAGAAACTCATGTCTTCCAAGATAGTCTTGAGACGATGTGTTTCTGTTTCTGACAGATCTTCCGATAGTGAGTTGATAACTTCAGCTCTCTCGAATGTTTCGATCTGCTCTTTAAGAGTTTCGATCTCGGTTGCAGCTTCTGAGAGTTGTGAAGATGTTTCTTCAACAGATGTGTTGAGTTCTTCAACAATGTCTCTCTTTTCGGCTGGAACTTCGATATAGTTCTCGATGAATAGGTCTTTAAGTGAAGACATGAAGTTTTCAGCGATATCTGTGCGAAGTGTATTTTCAACTTGCTCAGAGTTCTCTTCAACCCAGCTTTCAACCACATATGAAAGATAATCATCGATTCTTTCGACAAGACTCTCACGGAGTGATTCAACTTCTTCGTTCAATTCCGAATTGTATTTTGCTTCAAGATTTTCTTGAATCTCAAGAGATCTTTCTGCAATAGCTGCTTCAAAAAGTGTTGCAGCTTCGGTTTTGAAGTCTTCGCTAAGTTCAGCTTCATTTGTGATAAGGAGATCAAGTGCTTCAGAAACCTTCTTTTTAGATTCCTTAGGATCTTCTTCGTCCTCTTCTTCTTCAGATTCTTCTTCGTCCTCAGATTCTTTCTTAGACTTAGTGGATTCTTCCATCTCGTCTTCCTCTTCCTCTTCGTCTTCTTCAGATTCTTCTTCGTCTTCTTCTTCCTTTTTTACGGCTTTCTTTTCACCGAGGAGAATTGACTTGATGGAATCATCAAAGGATGCTTCTTGCTCTTCAGAGACTTCAGGTAGATCCTGTACAAGCTCTTCATTAGCAATAAGCTGTTCTTCAGAGACATCTTCAATGATGTCTTCTAGTTCTGTGTTTTCTTCTGACATAGCTTTATTATTTTAATGATTAGAGTTTGGAGAGGAAATCACTAAAGACCCTTTTCTGAGCTTCTGCAAGTTCAGATTTAGATGCTTTACGTATTTCAGTCTCATATTCTTCAATCTGTTGAGGTTTAAGAATACCATTCTCATAAATCCATTCAACACCTTCCATTATTCCATTAACGAATGCTTCCGGTGCTGAGGGATCTTGTACAATGTCCACTGTGGAGAGCATAAAATCACTCTTCACATAGGTCTTACTATTCCTGCTTTCAACTGTTCCCATACCACGACTTGAGACACCTAACTTACATCCACCTTCAATAAGTCCTTTCACTATATTACCCATTGGCGTATTCAGTATAAGTGCCTTTCCAACAACATCATTACCATCCCAATTAAGTTCGGTAATTCTGTGCGAAACTTTATCAAGGTTAATTGCTGGGCCTTCTGGGTGATTCAACTCACCAACAGCTCTTCCAGTTTTAACCTGCTCCTTTACGTATTTGGCACATGCCTCAGTTAATACGTTTTTAGGATAAATTCTATTGTTGCGGTTTTTCTGCTCCGCTTGCATAAAGACACCCTCGATGTAGGTATTCTTGTTACCCTTCTCATCTTTCTCAATGAGAAATTCGAGGTTTGAATCTAAATGTTCTGTGATTAATTTCATATTATTCTTCTAATCCTTTGTGTGAAGTGATTTCAATATCATCTTCATGTTTAATGAACCACTTCTCGAATTCCTTCTGATTTTTAAATTTAGCAATCTCCTTCTTAGAAGACTTACCCTTCTTGAATGTAATCTCAATAGCAGCCTCTTCAAGTTCAGTTGACTCTTCAACAGTAGCTTGATTAAAGACTTCAGATGTAATAGCAACTCTCCTCACTGCCATAACTTGATCAAGTTTATCTTGAATTGCTACTGTGAAAGAACTCATAGCAGCCTGCTCATCATTATTCACCAAATCATTAAAAAGTTTTTCTGTATTGTTCATAGTATCTATTTATAATAATTGTTATCTTTAAATGTCCAAATCATCATCTGGCTCATCTTTTTTCTCATCTTCAATCTCATCTTGAATTTTTCTAATATCTTCATCAGTTTGCTTCAAGATCGTTCTGCGGACCCAAGCCTTAGAGTAGTATTGACCAACAAATTCATTGACAATATTAAGGGCTTCAACACGCTCTTTGATAATCTCGGCTTCCTTCAATTCAGAGAAGTAATTATCTTCAACATAATTGATTGCAATACTCTCTTCGATTGTATCCCATTCAGACTGTTTAATAACACCCTTTAGGATTAACTGAATTCGTAGAGCATCAATCAATAGAAAAGAGAATTTGTTTCTAAGCTTATCAATGAATTTCTGAAATTTAACTTCATCACGAGATACTTCACTTGGTCGCCCAAATGCATGAGTAGTATCTTGTTCAAGTCTTGCAATAGGTACATTCAAAGATCTATAAAGTTTCTTCTGAAAGAATACAACATCTTCAATCTGTCCAAGATTCTCTCCACCAGGAAGAGTTGTAATCTCTGTACCCCTACCACCTTCTCTTCGTGGCATATAAAAGTCTTCAAGCATCGACATATGTCGGGTATCATCTCTAATCTCACCTGTAGCCGAATCATATACAAGCTTGTTGCGATATTTACTCATCACAGATTGTACATATTCTTCAGCCTTACCCTTTGGAAGATTGCCGACATCAATATAGAAGATTCGTCTTTCTGGTGCACGTGATACACGATACATCACTAATGAATCTTCCATCATTCGAAGTTGATTCACCAACTTCATTGACTTATGTAAATGTCCTATTATATTTTCTTGATTAACATCAAGTAAACCAGAAGGGCACGAGATGATGGCTTCTTTGGCAATCTTAAATCCAACATCTGAACCGGAACCATCGCCACCCTCTGAGTAAATATAATATTCAGATACAGTCTTTGGGATTTTGGCCCCAGTCTTTGGATCAAGAACTTTTTTAACCTCTTTAACCTTTTTAAGATGTAAAGGATTCACCTGTCTAAGCTCTTTAATACCTTTATTAAAATTCTTTTCGTCAGTTATGACGTGAAAGTATAGTCGTCCGTCTATATACCATTCCTTAAATAGATCAGACGCC